AGACTTGATGTTATCTTTGCTATGTCTAGATTCATCTCTTGTATCTTTGTTGATATCTTGCCGTATCCTGTTAGTTTCTCTTCCTGTTTCGTAAGTTCTTCTACGAGCTGCGATAGTCCTGATTCTAGTTTGGAAATTGTTGTAGTTTCGTGATTGCATTTTTCTTCCTTAAATTTTGTATCAATAGATTGTGTACATACTGGACATGTATCATTTTCTTTGAAAAATTTTAAAGTCTTTTTATGAGTATCTAGGTTTTGTTCTATCTTTGTTTCATACTTTTCTAAATCTTTTACTTTTTTAGATACCGTTTCCTGACCACTTAATTCATTTTGACTTACGGCTATAGCTTCGTTAAGGCTATTAAGCTTCTGAGCATATTCTAGCCTATTCTTTTCATTTTCCTCTAGTTTATTTTCTTGTACCCTCTGGTTATCACTACCTTTGGTCTCCAGCGTCTTTAAGTATTTTGCTTCAGTTTCATACTTGGTCTTTATTAACTCCGCTTGGTGCCTCACCTCCGTCAACTTTTTTTGTAAATCACTTTGTTGTGAACGCAATATTAAGTCCATTAGGCCAAAAACTCTAATATCAAGTATCTCTTCAACAACTTCTCTTCTATATCTTGGTTTCATCTTCATAAAAGGCTCGTATGATGATGACCCTAGTAATACAACTTGAATAAATGACCTGTAATTTAATTTCATTATGTTTTGTTCTAGGTACTTTTGATAGTCTATATTATTGGCGTCTTGATTAATTAATTTACCATCACAAAATATCTCAAATAGATTTGGTTTAATACCTCTTCTTACAATATAGTTCTTTGTACCAACATCAAACTCTACTTCTATGATACAATCACCATTGTTAATAGTATTGACCATTTGTTCTTTCTTTATCATTCTAAACGGTTTGTTAAATAACACAAAACACAATGCGTCTAATAGCGTTGACTTGCCACTACCGTTTGTACCTACAATCAATGTAGTTTGCGACATATCTAAAGCAATTTCTATTGGCTGATTACCTGTTGATAAAAAGTTTTTATATGAAATTCTTTTAAATAATATCACTCACCAGCCTCCATATAAAGTTCTTTTGCAAATGCTTTTAGTTTTTGTTTGTCTAATTTTATATCTGTTTGGTCAATATAATTACCTAAAAATGTAAGTGTATCTTCACCTTGTTCTAATATATCTTCTCTTACTGAAGCACCAATATCCGTAGGGTCTTCTATTACATCAATAGCATGTAAATTAATATGATTGTATAGTCTATCCATTAATCTTTCATACATATCGGTATCAGTTTTGTTTGAAATATAAAGTTTAATAAAACATTTGTCATATGGTTTAATATCTAAATCATCATAGTTTGTTTCTTTATCATTATAAATTATTTTTTTAAATATATGATTGTTGTTTTCTATTCTTGATAGTTCTCTTGTTTCTGTATCAAATATATGAAATCCTTTAGGACAATTATAATCAGACCATGTCATTTCGTATTGTGTGCCTAGGTAATAGATGTGGTTATCATCTGATTTTTTATGAAAATGACCAGACATTACCTTTTCAAATCTTTTAAATATAGCTTTGTCTGTACCATGGTCATTCATGTGACCATTATGCATTTCAAAACCTTTTATTTCTAAATGACCCATTGCAATAGTTGATTGTGTACTTTCTATTGTTCTAATGGTTTCAGCCTCATTATCATCACATATCCATGGTATAAAAAGTATAGGTAAGTTATCAAAATTAACGGTAGTTGCATGAGTATAAACTTTGGCGTCTTTTGATATATCAAGATTTTGCATGGCATTTACTTCATTTGTGTTCTTATAGTAAGTGTCATGGTTGCCAATAATTATATGTGTATCAATACCTAGTTCATCTAGTCTATTCCAAAATACTTTTTTAAAATTGTGTGCTGTATTGTGGTTGATAAATTTTCTTCTATCTACCACATCACCTAGATGTATTAAACATTTAATATTATTATTTTGTAAATAAGGAAAAAACAAATCATTATAAAATTGATTTTGATATTCAATAAATGCTGGTGAATCATTTCGGCACCCAAAATGGGTGTCGTTTAACAAAGCTATTTTCATTACTTCTTTTTCTTTTTAGTTGTTTTTTTCTTTTTAACTGGTTCTGCGTCAGCTGGCATATTCTTTTTAAGGAATTCTGTAAACTGATTTTTAAATTCTCTATCCTCTCCTGGTTGTAGTGCCAGGTCATCATAATTAGACTCTTGTATCATTCTTTGTTTAATAGTTATTTGCTTTTTCTCTTTCTGTATTCTTCTAATAAAAGCATAATAAATTATTTGTGTGAAATATGCAAAAGGATTATTTGATTTTTCTGGATTAAAATTATCTAAATATTGTAAGCAGTTTTCTATACCATCACTTATCATATCATCTCTAAAAGTATAATTAATAAAATTAGGTCTGTAAGATAGGTGATTTGCTATTTTTAAAAAACATTCTCCGATATAATCGGGTACTAATGGTTTGTTTATCTTTGTTCGCTTTGCTTTGTTAACAGACTTTTTATATTCAACCATTGCGGCCAAAAATTCTTTGTTGTTAACATAGTGTTCCGATTTCTTTTTTGTTTGTGCCATAATATCCTCACTATATATTATTTTGTTCAAATTGTCAATGCTCAATCCACGGTTGACAATGAATTTTATCTGTGTATAATAACGGTGTCCGTTTTCACCAGATACCTTTTAGTGTAAAGTTGGTTCCTCTTCCTCATCATCTAGTTCTCTAAATATTTCATTGAGTTTTTTATTTTCTTCAGGAGAAAATTGTTTCCTATGATATGTTTCATCTCTCTTTGGTTTATCAAGATTATCGTAGTTTTTTGTTATCTCTGAATAACTACCAGACATCTCTAAAGAGGCGTTTGTTATCGTCATAATTTTGTCTTTTGGTATTGTAACTATCTTATCACTAGTATAGTTTGTCCAACGAATCAATGCAATGTAATCCCTAAATCCTACCGGTGTGATTTGAGGTACATACTTTATCTGTAAAGGTTTATCTAATCTAATTAAAGGACCATTGTCTGGTAACTGCTTGTCACCAGTAGGCAAGACGGCAACAATATCGTCACCATTAATTAACTTGATTATTTTAACTTGTGGTTTCTGCATTGTTTAACTCTATGTTGTGTATCTCATAATCAAAATCTTCTTCGCTGTATATATTTATCCTTTCTCTAAAATGTGCTAGAGTATAGTTTTCTTTTTCGTTATAGGTTAAATCGTCAGCGATATCGTATAATGTCGCATGGCTATTATTATCTTTTAATCTTAAACCACGACCAATTGATTGTAAGTTTCTTATCCTAGACTTGCTAGGGCTAGCGAAAATAATATTATGCAAGTTCCTAATATTAATTCCAGTTGAGAAGGTTCCGTACGAAGCCACGATAATGGCGCCGTCAGAATTTTCTGTAATTTCTCGTATCTTTTCTCGTTCATCTGCGTCAACTCCTCCATGTACATAAAATACATTTTTATCATTTGCTTTTTCTTTTATCATTTCGTATAAATCTTTACCATGTTTTTCTACATATTGAAACAAACATAATGTATTACCTTGTAAACCAGCCGCCAAATTTCTTATAAACTTATTTCTTTTATCCGATTGTACTATGTAATCCATTTCTTCTTGGTAACTAAAACCATGTGCATGTTTGCACTCTATCGCACCATGTTTTAATATTAATGAATATATTTTTAAATCTGCTAGTTGTTTTTTTTCTTGTAATTCTGTTGTAGATACTACCTTATTTACTGCACCAAATAGTCCTTCTAGTACAAGTTTATGTGTTTTACTGCCATCTAAAGTACCTGTCATACCAATTTTATATGGGCATTTTTCTAACTTTGTCAATATCTTTGTTAATGAAACGGCCTTAAATAAATGTGCCTCATCACCTATTATCATACCAACATCTTTAAACCATTTTTTTGGTAAATTATAGATGGATTGCCATGTAGAGATGATTACAGGTTTCGCTGTCTCCTTACCATGACCTTGATATATTCTATGTACATTTTTTTCAGGAGACCAACCATAATCTTTAAAGTCTTTAAACAATTGTTCAACCAATGATGTAGTTGGTACTATTATTAATATCTTTTTCTTTTGTTCTTTTAGTCTTAATATATTAAATCTAACCAAAAGATATGTAATAAGTGATTTACCACTAGCAGTTGGTGAAAGTAATAAACATCTATTCTTTTTAGTTGCATAAACAAAAGCTTCTTTTTGATAATCTCTGACCTCTAAAGGTATCTTTAATGCCTTTATAAATGCGTCAACCTTATCATCATCAACCTTTGTATCTTGTATTTTAGTACCATCAACAACATGAACACCATTGTCTTCACACCACTTTAAAATATAGGGGTAAAGACCAACATAGATTTGACCAGTTTGATATGAAAACAATCTTATCTTTCCGTCCCATACACGATTTCTAAATTGAGGCATAAACTTAAAACCAGGTACTTCAAAAGTAAAGAATTGACCTAACTCTCTTCTTATATCTTCGTCTGCCTCTATCTTTAAATAGACATCATCTTTTTTATCAATGATTAAGTATCTCGTATTTGTCATTTAAAACTCTGCTGATTGATATAGTTCCGATAGTCCTACTTTACCTTTATACATAAAATTAAAAGCAATACTAATTCTGTCCTCACCTGTAACATTACTATCTACATAATGAGATAACCATGAGGGAAACAATATACATCTATTTGTTACAGATGGATAGTGCCAAATAGATGAATTATAATGTGTAATTTTTCTTACATCAGGTTGAATAATGCCCGCTTGAGGTCTAGGGTCTAAAAAAAATATTTTTGAAGAATTGTTGTCATCAGCTTGAACATAATATACACCACTAATTACATTATTTGAGTGATTGTGTGGTCTATGAAACTCTTTCTCTTTTAAAATATTTCCCCACATATCAGTAATCTCAATACTTTCAAAAACTGCGTGATAATCATTTTGTAAATGCGTTTTAGCTAACTTTAGTATTTCTTTTGCTAAAGGTTTAAACTTATTTTGTTCGTATAATTTAGGACCACTTTGCCAATTTCCTCTAGGTTTTTCTATACTTTGTCTTATGAGTTCATTTTTCATGCTAGAAATATACTCATCTTCTAACAAATTATCTTTTAGCAATATTTTTGTAGGCCAAACATCCTGTACATGATAGTTCATTATATTGCACCACTAGTAAACTTACGCCAATCAATAGCATTTTTTATTGTGAAAGTTCTATTAGTGATTTGTCTAATTGTTCTATCTAAAAAATCTACGGTGGCTTGTAAGTAATCTACTTTTTGTTTTGCCTTTATATACTCTTCGTCTGATTGTATATATTGGTCTACATCTTGTCTTAATAATTTTATATTAAATGGCTTTTGTGCATATACAGAGGCGTCTGCCTTGCCAGTATAATACTCCCATAAATTCCTTTTAGTGTTATATAAATCTCCTTCAGCACGACTTAACATTAACTTAAACTTTGTTAAGTGTTTCATATATTTGTTGTGTAATTGAGGTGTTTTTAATGACTCTAAATCTAATTCAGTATCATTAATTTTTAAGTCTTTGTCAGCTTGTTCTTGTAATTTTTCTAAATCCATAATAAAGATATCCTATCATAATTATATAAAATTGTAAAGCTTTAAGTAACGGTATTTGTAGTATTACTCGCACCTTTCAAAGCAAATTCATATAGTTTGTATTTAAAACTTACCGTTGCCGTTAAGTAATCAATATCGTTTGCTTGTTGGTCAAAATTAAGACTTGACAATGATATTGGAAAAACATTGTTAAATCTTACTTCAATATTTGCGTTATTTTTACTAGTCAAAACATTCAAAGTTGCGTCTGAAAAGATAGGTCCTAATGGTTCTGCACCATACTTTACTTTACCTGCGTCTGTAACTTTACTATCTTTACCAGTAGTAGGAAATCTATCTTTGTTTGCCTGTACAAGGTCAGCGAATTGAGTTCTAGCTTTTGGAAATCCTATACCATACATCCAACCATGTATTTCTCTATAATTTTCTAAATTTTCATCTACTAAAAATGTAATCTCTAAATCACCAAAAGATATAGTATCACCTGGAAGTGGTATGTCCGCCAACGGAGTTGGTTGGACCGTAGCATTAAGACTAATACCTGGTATATTACAAGCAGTTGTAAAATATTCTACTTTAGGCAGTTTCATTATCTGAAACTTAAACTGCGTAGGTGAGGCGTAGTCTAACTTTGTGGGTTGTCTTGAATATGCGTTTGTTGTTGTCATGTATATATTTATCCATCCTGGAGGAAGGCCAAAAAAAAGGGGGCCGAAGCCCCCTTTTCTAGTTTCGTTGAAAACTCAACAAATATTACATTAAGTTAGTTACTTTAACTCTTTGGTAGTATCTGTTTGAGTTAGCAGAACCAGCGTCATTTACTGGAGTATGAGCACCAGAAATGGCACCTGTTTCAGCAAATGGGTTAGCAACAAGACCATATCTAGTCTTGAAACCAATTTTTGGTTGGAAAGTATCTTGACCAACTGCTCTCACCATTTGTAGTGGAACATATGGACAATAGAACATACCAGCGTCATAAGGTGAAGTACCTTTGTAACCAACAACATAGTATTGTGTTGCTGAGCTGTTTGCACTATATGGGTCAATGTAAACTTTAAATCTGCCGTTAAGAACACCAGCAAAAGTATTGCCTGTGTCATCAACATTCAAATTGTTGTTCAAAGCAGGTGTGTAATCTAAAACACCAGCCATTTGTAGAGCAGAAGCGACATCAGCAGAACAAATAATCATGTTCCCTTTACCTCTTCTTGTTCTTTGAGCGATTCTATTTGCATCTCTTTCCAATTGGAACATAAGACCTTTAAATCTCTCAACTGACCATCTACCGTTTGAGTCTGTATCTAAATCAAAGATACCAGCAGTAGTTGTGTTTGTAGCAGCACCTTTTTCTGCATTGATGTAAACCGTTCTTACAACTTCTCTGTTGATTTCCGCAAGGATTTCAGCAGATAAGATATTTGCAAGTTCAGTTTCAGCGTCTAAACCATGGATTGCTTTTAAGTCTTGAGCAAGTTCCATTGTGTACTCTGCTTTAAGAGCTCTTGATTTAGCAGTAACAGTTGATTTCTCAATTGAGAATGCCATCTCAGCAAAAGCGTTTCCAGCAGCGTCACCTAATGCTTCAGCTTTCGCTGTAGTCATAGCAGTACCTTTTGTGAAAGTACCAGCAGATGGTGAGTCGTTTAGAGCACCTGGGTTATTGTTTGGTGAACCGGAGTGAGCAGTTGAAGAGTAACCATCAACAGATGAACCAGCAGCATTTCTACCTGAGAAATCTGTATCTGCTTCGTCAAACATTGCTTCAGCACCAGTTTGGTTTGTATATCTGCTTCTCATAGCAAATATAAGTCCTGTCGGACCAGTCATTGGTTGAACACCAGCGATATCGTAAGCGATAAGGTTAGGCATAGCTCTTCTAACAAGACTGATTAGGATTGGATCCCAATTAGCAATGTTTGAACCAGTTGCGTTTGTAGGCGCAGCTTCTGATATAAAAGCTTGGTCTTCCTTAGCAGCTCTTTCTTGGTTTTCCAAGATAACTGATGTAACGGCTCGTCTGTAAGAATCCTTGATTTCTGGTAAATCAGGGTGTTCTAACACAGGCTGCCATTTTTTTTCGTGTGTTTCGGATAAGTACATTTTATTTTCTCCCTTTTTCCGTATTAAACTATGATATTTTTATATCTTTAGTTTTGCTTATAGCGGCAGTGTAAGCAGCCATAGCTTGAGATAAATCAACATTTGATTCATCACCAGCCGCCACATCATCTAATTTGTCTTTCACTTCTTCTTTCTTTCCAAAATATGACTCTTTAATAGTTTCACATTTTTTCTTGAAAGAGTCTGCGTCTGACCATTCAATTTCTTCTGCAAGTTTAGCAAATTTTTCTTTTGCTGTATCAGCAAGGTCGCTAGCAACTTCAGACATGATTTCGTTTCTTGTCTTCTCTGCATTGTCCTTGTTTAATTCAACATTTTTTTCAATCTGCTCATTGAGTTTCTTTTCCAAATCTTCTATTTTAGAAGCTTGGTCTTCAAGTACATTGTACTTGTCATCAGGAACATCAATGTAGTGTTCAGCGAAAAGTTTTTTAAGACCTGTAATAAAGTCTTCAGCTATTTCACCTTTTATGCCTCTTTCAAGAGCGATTTCGTTTTCTTTCATCCACTCTTCAACAACATAAGATAAGTAGCTGTCAACTTTTTCAGTTAACTCTTCTTTGGCTTTCGCACTATCTTGCTCTATTTGGTTATTGTAATCTGCTTCCATGATTTCAGCAATCTCTTTTACTTTAGAGTTTACTGCTGATTCAAAAACGGTTGCAGCTTTAGTTTTAAATTCTTCGGATAAGTCATCTTGTCCAGCTACCAAAGCATTGATATGTTCGTCAGTTTCTTCTTTTTTCATTTTGTAAGATGATTTCATGTAACCTGCTTTAACTGGTTCCATTTTTTTCTTGTCATCTTTTGGCATATCCATCTCTTTAACATCTTTAACATCTTTCTTATCTTCGGACTCTTTGTCTTCAGATTTTTCTTTATGTTTTTTTAATGCGTCAAGAGCTGCTTTAGGCATTTCGCCTTCTTTGATTTCTTCCGAACTCTCTTCAGCTTCTGTACTCTCTAGCTTAGTGTTGTGACCTGCCAATTTTGGCATAGCGTCAGCAGCACCTTGCGATTTTTGTTGAGCATCGCCAGAAACTTGTTTGATTTTTTTAGTTGCGTCAGGATTGCTGTCTGTTGGTTTAACAACAGCTGCGCCAAGGTCCTCGGCATCGTTTTTCAGATGGTTCGGCTCAGCCGCTACAGCATTTTTTTTAGGAGCATCCGCTTGAGGATTTGTACTTGCCTCAGCTACTGCCTCTTGCTCTAACGCCTCTAACTTTTTTTCTGTATCGGCCATTTGAGAAATCTCCTTTTTAAAATAACTAGTTATTTTTCTCTTATTAATAGATATTTATACAATTAAAGTTTTTCAAGAAACGATTTAAACACATTGGCCTTAGCTTCTGCCAATTTCAATCGTTTTGCTTCTTGAATATGCTCTTTATATTCTTCAATATCCTGTGCTTTTATAACACCATTGTCCCATACCCACTCTTTATTTTCCATAATGCCTTCTACGAAAGCGTCTGGAGCGCTAGGGTCTGCAACAATGTCGGCGGCTGTAGCTAAGTAGAAGTCTTTACCTACATAGTTTGCACCACCTTTTTGAACCAAAGAACCCATACCTCTTGAAGATACTCCTAGTTGAGCGCCTTCATCAATAAGACCTTTTACAATCTTACCGTATGGAGTGTCCATGATTTTTGCTTCACCAATAAAATTTTTGCCTTCAGGTGCTAACTTGGTAATCATATGTGATACTCTTTCCAAGTTTACCGTTGGACCATCTGGATGGCCTAACTCACCGAATGCTCTTTTTTTATTGATAAATTCTTCATTATATCTTTTTACTTCTTTTGTAAGGATATCACTTTCATATATTCTTCCATTTCTATTTTTGATATCAGATTGTAAAAAGACACCTTTAATTTTGTAATTCTTTTTTCCGTTGGTCTCTTCAACCAGCATTTCTGCGTTTGAAATTTCTTCAGATATTAGTTTCATTTTTTTCTCTCTGTACTATTTATAAGGTTTTTCTACCTAAACTCTATAATAATTGTATAGTTATCACCTAAAGCAAAGTTTTTAGTAGATAATAAAACATCTCCAGTTGGTGTATCTGCATTGTTTGGTATCTCATTACCAGCTGTTCTTAAATCAAAATAACCATTACCACCCATTAACATGGCAGTAGCATTAGTATCTCCGTCCCACAAAATCTCTACACCCGATTTAGCGTTAGCAGTGTTAATTGAATACCATACTCTTGATATCTTTCTATTTGCGTCTTCGGTCATAAATGTGACCTCTGAAGCGTCTATTTTTTTAACTAAAGTTTCTCCAGTACCATCTGAAAAGTTTGTAAGTTTAGCTACAAATTTTACACCAGAGGTATCTGCTATTGTTTGTGTTGTTACCGTATCAGCCATTACTAAATCCTGTTTCTTTATGGCATTCTAACATTAGACTAAACTTATTCACATTTGCGTCTGTTAAAATCTTAATGTCGCCTGCTCCTTTTATTTTTGTTTCAGTAGGTTTTAGACCATAGTTGTCTATGCCTACCATACTTAATTCTTTTTCGTCACCAAATTGCAATTTTACCGTGCCTGTGCCTTCAACTTCATAGTAAACATTAGCAATTGATATCTCTGATTCATTAGTAGAACCTTTTAAGTTATCTAATTCTATTAACTTCTCATCTTCATTACGAGCACCAGTAATTTTATTAATTACCTTAAAACTATCATCAACTAAATTTGTATTACTGATTGTCATAATAAGTTTTACTTAATTCACCACGCTCAGTTGTTTCACCTTTTTTTCTTGTTCTAGCATAAACTTTTACCGTACCACCACCTGGTTTAGTATAAGTTCTTACACCACCAGAAAACGCCGAGTTTGCTCCGGCGCCAGAGTCCGAATATGTATTAGCTGCTGTAGCAGTATTTTCATATTGCCACACATTGCTTGAACCTGGTACATCTACCCACGCCATGTTTATACTCCTGTTTCTTTATCAATGTAATTATACATTACATCTGTACTTACATTATGTTTAGTTGCAACTTTGTCAATTGTAGTTTCAACTCTATCAATTATATTACCATCAGATTTT